ACCTTCCAGTTCCTGTTCAGCCTTAAACTTGGCTTCTTCAATTTCTGATGCTAACGCAAACTTCTGCTCCTCAAGCTTCAGTTCTTCAGTCTCCATACGCTCTTTACTCGCAAGTTTCTGTACCTCAAGATGAAGCTCTGCGGCGTCCATCTGTTGATCCGCACTATCCTTTTGTACATCCGCCTGCAATTTCTGTTGAGCAAGTTGCGAATCTGTCTGCATCTTCTGTTGGGCGAGTTGCGAATCTGTCTGCATCTTCTGTTGGGCGAGTTCCTGTTTCGCCGCACCTATCTGTTGCTTCGACTCAGCCTCTGACTGACGGATCGCAAGTTCCTGCTGCCTCATTTGTAGGATCGGATCTTCCTGTTGCGCGGCTTGCTGTGCGGCCTGCGCCTGCTGTTGCTTCTTGCCCATCATTTGATCGGCTGCATCCGCAACTAGGGTGCTGAGTCTCTTTTCAACATCCTGTGGCAACGACTGACCCATCGGCGGCAGCGGAACACCAAGCTCATCCTCTACCTGCTTACGGAAGATGAATGCCAGGTGTTCACGGACATGTGAGTCCAACGCACCCATAACCGCCCCACCAGCGGGACTATTCTGAACTTCCTGCGCCATCTGGGGATCGTTTTTCAGAACCATGTGGACACGCATATGCGCCTCATGGTCCTGATACTCATATGCCTTAACAGGCGATTGCGTGAGAATATCCTGATTCTCACTAACCGGATCGGTGGGTGGCACCTCATCAGTCATCGGTACAACCTTATCGGCATTTGGAATACCGATCAGTTCCATCATCTGACGATGCAACAAGGGTAGGTCGTACAGGTTGGGTGCTTGCGCGGCCAACTGCAGTGCGGCCTGATACTGCATGATCCGCTGTGCCATTGAAGATGCATTCGGGTCCGATACAGGTATGATATCTACACGGTCATCGAAATCTTCAAGCTTGATCCCTTCTCCAGCATCTGTCTCGTATGGATAATCTGGATCTGTGAATTCATAAATAATACGAGCGAGAATCTTATATTCCTGTTTCAGGCTCGCATGGATTCTAGCCTGGATCGCAGACTGCACCTTCATTGCCCGCTCCATGATCGCAAGAGTGGTCCCAACGGGAGCCTCTTGGTTCATGTCTGCTACTTTAAGGTCCGCCATCGAAGCAAAACGCCTGCCCTCTTCCACAATATTACCGAGTAACTGGTAAAGGACCGCAGAAGGTTCCTTATACGGAAGGAAGGTAATGTTGTCACGGATGACCCCTCCCGGCACATCAACGTCTATTCTCCTGGCATAATCGGCGTATCATCGCCTTTGATTCTGAGTCCACGAGTCTTCAGTCCTCCGGGCAAATTAGAAAGAGTTCCTGCATCAACAAGCTGACGCAGCAGGCTAGTCGCTGATTTCGCGAGCCCCCCGATCATGTGGATAAGTCCTAGATTATAAAATCCTATGCCTGGAACGTACCCATAATGAACGAAATGCTGCTTTTTCTCTCGACCATCATCAGCTTCGGACCAATTCCGATAGATCGACAAGATTGTGGAACTACTTTTGTCGATGGTGATGACATACGGCAGTGCGATACCGTCGCGATCCTCAAATCCCGGCAAGTCTACATCAACGTGCATCTCAAGAAGCTGGTGCCTATCCTCTTTATCATATGACGGCTTGACCCCACCAATCTCCCGATACTTATCGGTGATTGGATTGTCTTCGATAAATGACGAAGAAAGCTCTACATCTTTATAGAAACCACTGACCTGAAGCTTTTTTATCTGGTTCGTGCTTCGGTTCATCACATGGGTATAACGCTCTGCCTGATCCAGATCCGACTCATTGTATGAAACAATGAAATCCTCGGCAGGCACGAACATAGAGGTCGGTCTGTTCAGCGAAGGATCAAAGTAGATCTTACGGAACGCCGATCCAGCGAGCGGCAAGCTGAACAGAAGCTTCTCAGTTTCTGAGCGATACTCAGTCATCACCTCCAGAAGCTGATAATTCATGTAGTCCTGAACACGCTTGGCCTGATTTTCAAGATCTTTGGTGGAGAGTCCCCATACTTGAGTTTTGACGGGTCCTTTGGCGGGCATGATCTCCTGAATCGTCTGACTCTGGAAGCGCACGACTGCCTCAGACAACATGGGATGAAAAACGCCACAGGCTCCAGCCCATGGCACAGTGCGATCTTCGATTTCCAGCCCTAAATTGTCGAGTCCTTCCTTATACGTCTCTTCCCAGTCACCTCTACTGTTTTTGTCTGCATTAAACTTACCGATCAGATCAATAGCAATCGTTCGCTACCGACATCTGCCATCGGGTCAAAATCAATTTCTACGCCACCATCCTCAAGTTCCGTAATTATCGAATCCCCTAGTTCCTCTCCTTCTTCTTCGATAACTATGAGTCCTTCAGGACCCATACCAAAATCATCCTGACTAAACAAACCCTCCAAGGATTTATCTATCGGCATTCGCTAACCCCCAACTCGTAATCAAAGAATCTTCCCGAGATCATCTGCAAGTTTATGAAGAGTAGCAACAGTATGCGTAATCACGGGTGGTGCCTTATCGGCAATACCCAATGTTAATCCTTGAGTCAAACCCTTGGAAAATGCCTTGTCGTCTGCCGTGGGCTTATCCAGATCCTCAACGGTTTTCGGATTGATAACCAATGACGTGCCGAACGCCAAATGTGGAATCACGCCACAGGTCGAGAACTTCACATGGATATCACCGTTCTTATCATACCAGACGCCCGCATCCACGCTCACCCCCTCACCCGGACCACCTTCCGGTCCAGCCCAGACCGCAGCCTGATTGCCATCCGGGTTGACGTAATGCCATTTCATCACGTCCGCTACAGTGACGCCGATATGGGCACTCACCTTTATCTCCATGCCCCTGCCGTCGTGTGAATCCACAGAAGCAGATACGCCCTGCTCCTCGTTCACAGTCTCCACATCACAGATATGGTCGAAGTTCCACTTATCGGTGCGTGACCATTTCTTTCCAACTTCCTTCCTGAAATAGAAATTGCCGCTCTTGTCTGCGTAGAATACATCCGCATCGGAGCTATTACTAACGTAATAACCGGGAGGAACCTGTTGGCCTACCATTGATTGCTCATCTAATAGTAATCCGCCTTACGCATAGGCAGCAACTCATCCCACGGGTCGTCACTATCCAAATTTATAAAACCACCCTGTCTGAACCTTAGCAACGCTTGAGTCGATGAGTCAACCAAGTCATCGTAATCCCCCGTAGGAAATGCAGCAAACTGCTCAACAACTTCCTCGGCCCATCTCTTTTGGGGTGCCCATACATGACCGCTGTGGAAAAGATCGGATATGGCGTTGACCCTGGCAATCTTATCTTTGCCACGCCCAGGACTGTATTCCGAAACCGGGATACCGATCCTACGCAATTCAAATATCAAGGGGCTGCCTGATGCCTTGGCTTCAATGATAAAAGCGTCCGGTTCATATTCTTTATACAACTCGTAAGCACGAATTTTCAGATTAGGAAATTCCAGCCGTTCCTGTATTGCATCCAATAAAATAATATTTGCTCTTTTGTCTTCGTCATAGAAGACACCCCACGTTGTGCAAGCACTATAGTCGGCAGTTTCTTTGGCAAGAAATGCAGTGTCCCACGACTGGATCACAAAATCACAATCTGGCGGATCTTTCTTTTCCCATTTTTTCCACCATTCCCGTTTGATGATCGCGCCTTCTTCGGAGGTGGGGTCCTGCTGATACTGGGCAGTCCATTTCCCAACAGGCAATTCGGCTTTAAGAGCCTCAAGCTGCTCAATGGGCCAGAACCCAGGCCAAAGTGACTTACCGCTAGGAAGTATGGCTGGCAGTTCGATGACCTCCCACTCGTCTGAACCACCTCTTTCTATCGATGCCCGTGTGATCATGCCCGTAAGATCTTTTTTCGACCAGCGCGTCATAACTAGGCATATAGCACCACCAGGCTGTAGCCTCTGTCTTGGACCTGAGGTGTACCATTCATAAGTCTTATGGTAGGCAGCCGGATCATTCGTGGCTGCCTCCTGCTCTGAATGGGGGTCGTCAACAATAAGAATGTCCGCACCCTTACCCGTAACCGCACCACCAACACCAATAGCGAAGTAGTCACCACCTTGACTCGTGTTCCAACGACCCGCTGCCTTGGAGTCCGCACTCAAAGTAACATTCGGAAATATGTTCTGGTAATCACTAACACCCACAAGGTTACGAACCTTACGACCAAAGCCGACAGCTAGTTCGGCGGTGTGAGCAGTTTGAATAACCTTTCTGTCTGGATATTTCCCAAGATACCAGGCAGGAAATAGATAAGACGCAAATTCTGATTTGGTGTGGCGAGGAGGCATGTTGATGATCAATCTCTTCAACTCGCCATTGGCAATCCTGTTGAAAGCATCAGCCATGACACGATGATGATCACCCTCAATGAACGCAGGCCAAACTTGCTTCACAAATTCTAGGAAATCCTCATGTGCAACTTCCCTATTTTCCGCATCCTCTATCACGCTGAGTTGATGGCGGATTTCCTCCTGCTGGGATGAGGGCAACCCCAAAGCCCCCTCCGCTATATTCAGAATCTCTGCTATGTCCAACCTAGATTGCCTCTCAGAAAAAGGTGCCCGCAAATATACGACGGCAAAGGTGCCCTTGACAACGCTAGATAATCTACTTTACTTAGAAAGAGTAGTAAGACACTAACTACTAACACAAAAAGAGTAGATAATAAGTAAGAGTAAGTACTAAGTAACTATTGGATTACTAGATAGATCCCTGGTCAGTGGAAAATGCTGGCTAGGGATTTTTTTTTTGAGAATTTTTGGTTCGGATGAGCAAACTACTGTTTGGTGCGGGGGGGCATACGCGCGTCCCAGCGGGGGGGTGGGGGGTACTGGGGTCCTGGCTCGTGTTGATCTTTTGGCGCGTTGATATAGCTTTAGTCATCGGGGCCAACCTGGCACCGGTCACTTCTTCAAAGGGGCACACGATGGACGAGCTACACGCAGCGGCTATGGCTGTCATCCAGAAGTACGGCCAAGTCCAGTTCAACCTCGGCATGATGAACATGCTGAACGACTCGGGTCTGCCGGGGGAAGTTCACTGGGAAGAGGTGAGGCGCGAGGCGCGGGCCAAGTCGGAGGCCGCCATCCTCACGTTGGACAACACGATCAGGGTCATGTGTGGGCTGCCGATTGAGCAGGAGGAGGATGATCTTGAGGAGCCGCCCAACCGGGTGTATCCGCCTGGGCACCCTGACAGGGTCGAGGATGAGGAGCCTCGCACACACCGCGTCAGGCGCACTCGCCCCCCGTATTCGTGGGAAGAGATGGAGGTTGACGACAGCCAGTACACCGAGTAGTGCAGCACCGGGGGGGGGCAATCGGCCCCCCCCATCATTCTGCAGGAGGCAGTAATATGGACTGCGTAATCTGCGGTCGCCCGATCATCCCGTGCATGTACACGGGCTGGGACCAGGGCAACAACGCCGAGCCCGTGAAAGCGGGTCGGTGTTGTGACGACTGCGACCAGAGGAAGGTGATCCCCAGGCGCATGGAGAATGCGT